GGAGTAAGTGAATTGGAGCTGCGCGCCGTTCTCGACGTAGCCGCTCACCGAAGTCTGGACCGGGTCACTCTGGAACAGCTTCGCCCCGGCGCCCTGCAGCGTGACGAGAAATGTATTTGAGTACGGCGCGAGAAGGCTGGCGGGTTGCGTGTGCGGACCCGACCATATCTCTCGAACAAAGTCATACCACCACTGCTGCTGCGGATCGCCTGGCGCGTTGCCATTCTGCACCTGCACACGGTAAATGCCGCTGTTGTACGCCGCAGCCATGCGCGACGGCGCCAGCGCGTAGATGAACGGAACGGAAATGCCGCTGCCACTATTGCCGATCGGGTCGCCGACATTAGCGTTGAAGTCAATAACCCGTAGACCGTCCGGCGCGATGAACGCTAGGCCCTTGGATGTCGAGCAGACTGTGTTGGGGGCGAGCGTCCCGGTCGCCACGTTAAGCGTGTTAATCATTAGTGTGCTCAGCGCTGCATCACCTGTTACCTGGTAGATATTCGCCACGCCCTTGAACACCATGAGAGATTGCACGATGCCGCCAAGTTGGTTGGTCAGGCCGAGCCCCACAGCGCAAGTCAGCGGCACGTTGTCGTAGAAGGTCAGGATCTGGTTGGCGTTGGTAATGACAGTCGGGGTGAGAGGGTCCGAGAAGTACGCGGCTGGCTGGTTGTTTGGCGGGTTTACCAAAAAGTAGCATCTCCCGTTGAAGTTCTGCACCCACTGGGGTGGAGCTATCAGCGCGGTCGGAGCGGTGTTGGTACCGCTCCACGCGGGGGCCGCGGGATTGGACACGTCAATCACGCCGAAGAATGCGCCACCAGAACCCGAGAACCCTGGATGAGCGACGATGAGCTTGCTGCCAATCAGATCAAGATTAGGAGGGTTCCAAGTACCAGTTGTCGCGGTACTGGCCGGCACGTTCAATCCGGTAACACCGGACACCGCGACGAACGCCTGCGCGACTATGTCGTAGACGAACGGCTCGTCGTGCCCAACGGTGCGCGCGGTTGACACCATGCCGTAGACGCGCGTGCCAACAACCTTCCAGCAGGATATGAATGTCGGTGTGTTGAAGCCTGCCGTGACGAAGTCCACAATCTCCACGGCGGCCGGCCGGCACTGCCACAAGTCTCGCGTCGTCGGATCTGGTATCAAGTTCTGCAGGGACCCCATCGCACCGGAGAACGCGCCAGAGCTATCGAGCGTGTCCGACGCGCCGTGCGGGGACCACTTCAGCGGCTTGGAGTTCCGCTGCACGGCTCACCAGCCGATCTGTTTTGTGGAACGCAGCTTGTCAAAGCTGGAGCCAAATCGCCTTCTGTCTAAAGACACGGTTTGAGAGCGGTTTGATTTATCGTCTTTCATCTGAAGGTACTTGCGCAGTATCACGCCGGCACCAGAGGGGTGCTGCTCTGCGTCATCCGACAAGAACTGATCCATGCGCGTGTCGTCACTCAACGCCATCAGTTCGCCGGCAAGACGCCTGCGCAGATACGTCTGGTTGGGGAACCACGGGATCACAGCAGACGTTTCCGGCGTCGCGATGTCCGGCATCTGGGAGAAGTACCGCACGATCACTGGATAAGCGCCGGAAGGTATCATCCAGAACTGCCCAACAGGCGGGGCCTGACTGATATCCACATAGAAGAACACGGGGAAGTTGGCGAGCCCCGCCTGGCTCACAAGCGAGTCAAACTCATCCTGATCCACCGGGATCATTGGATAAGGCACGCCGCTGATGATGTAGAAGCACTCGCCCTTGATGCCGCGCAGGTAGTCGTCCGGGAAGTCTTGGTATGCCTGCGGGAACCCGATGGCAGAATTGAGGACCTGACCAGGATTGAAATTAAACTGGTAGGTCTTCTTCGCTACCGAGAAGTCGTAGGTCTGGCAGAGGTCGGACAGGACCATGTTGAGGATCTGTCCGGCCTGAGAAACCATGCCTGGCACGCGGGCGTCCTGACATGCCAACGACACGATCTGCTGAGTCTGTAAGGGCATCGAACCTCACGCTTCGACCTGCTCGATTTTCTTGCGCATGTCGGCCGCCTGCTCGCGCAGCTTCCTGATCTGAGCAACGAGATGCGTCTCGCTGTTCGCGTAGTTGGTCATTTCGGCCGACTGTTTTCCATTCGGCTGGAACTCTCCCTTGCGCCCGCTAGACGCGAACATCGCTTCAGCCGCCGAACGATACGTCGAGAGCTGCACGCGGTTGCGTTCAAGATCCCCTTCGCACTTCTCGATAAAGTCGGTGATGTCGCGCAGCCGGTATTTCAACTCCTGCCGGTCGATCGCACCAGCGATCTTGTCCAGTATCTTGTTCATGTCGGCATACGGCATGTCGAGCGGCACACCTGCCGTTAGAACAAGCGACTTCTCTTTGCCGATGCCTGCCGAGAACTGAATGCCGAGAGCGAGTTCAGATCCTTGCAGCTTCGTCAACTGCTTCTCGCTCATTGAACACCAGCAGGATGACTAGGGCTGATCTTCACTTGGCGGGGCCGATTAAAGCGCGCGCGCCCTTGAGTCTGCATCTCCTGCTCCCACATGCGCGCCTGGATATCCATCATGGTCGCGTAGACACTCATCTCCACCTCGTAGAGAACGCCGTGGAACCAGACGCGGTTATCAAGGCGGATGAACGGCGCGTGGTCGGGCAGGTCGAGGATGATATCGACGATCTCCTCTTCCGGCTTGTCCTTGCGCTCCTCTTCCTTGATGTAGGCATGTAGAAGCGCTTCTTCCGTAGAATCCTTCTTGGTCTTGCTGACATGCTCGACCGCCTTCGCGCGGATAGCGGCCTTCTCCTCTGGCGTAAGAATCTCATCGACGTTCAGCCGACGATCAATCTCATCCAGAACCTGCTTCTTCGGGCGTCCTCTCGACATGCAAACTCCTATCGGACCGTTCGGTTAGCTAGAGCAGCATCGCGAGCAGCGAAGGAGGCAGGCTGCGGCATAGGCGTCAGCGGCGGCTTCCCTTCAACGAGAGGCAACGGCTCTTCCTCGACCGCCTCTTCCCTCGACTTCTCAGCTTCCGCATCGGCGACGGCCTTAGCCACCGCCGCGTCAGCGCGCTCGATATTGGCGGTGTAAGCCGCCTGCTGCGCAGCGATCAAGTTGGCCTGCGCCTCCTCGACCGCTACCTTAGCGTCGAGAACGGCCTGGTCCTCGGGCGACAACTCAATCTTGCCTGCGTCAGGGTCTTCGGCCGCCAGGCGAGCACATTCCGCCTCGTGCGCGGTAATGAAGCGGCGATTGAACGCAACTAGGTCTTCATGCGGGTCGGCCATTAGAGCCTCCTGTTAACTGTGTGTCCAACCGCCACCGTTGACGGTCACTGTCTGCGCGCCACTGCCGGTTGAGGCGACACTCACCGTCACGTTCAGCCCGTTGGGTGAGATTGCCGTTATCACGGCAGCCGTGCCGACATCTGTGCCGCTAATCGGCATGCCAACCTGCCAACCTAGAGCCAAGACGCTCGTCGCGAACGTGATGAGCGTCGTGGTGTTGTGCGTGCCAGTCGCCGTCAGTGTCTGCGGCAACGAATAGTTGGAAATGACGACCGGCCAACCGTTCGGATCAACCGCTACCCAATCGCCCGGCTTGAGCTTTATCGAACCGCGATTACGCGGAAGATACAGCGTACCCTGCCGCGTGAAAGCTCCAGGGTAGATCGGATGTGTCGGGTTCTCGTCGCCAAGGATCGCGATGCCGATCGTCGCCCAGTCCGTGTCCGAAATGTACGGCGTGGCGTTGTACGACGGCGGTATCTGGACCGCCGTCAATACCGTAGTGCCAGTCGTACCGACCGTCTTAGTTGCCATCAGCCACCGCCGCTGTTGAACCCGACGAGCTGCCCCAGCGCGAGATTCATCTGCGCCGCCATATCAACCGCCGCCGCGTTGGTCAGTGTCGTGACATCGGTAGCGTTGATGGCACCGGCCGTTCCAGCGCCAGCGACGTTCTGGCCGCCGGCTAAGTTGATGAAGCCCTTGGTCTGGGCACCACCACTCGACCCGTTACCGGAAGTCGGCTGGGTAACGCTGGTTCCCGCAGGAACCCAGTCCACGTTGAACGTGTATCTCAGGCGATACGGCATCGTGCTCTCCCTTAGCCGAAGGTTGCGTTGAAGGCCGACGCACTTTCAATGCGCATGAAAAAGTTCTGGTTCTCGATCAGCGTGCCGTAGAAGCACTTCCACGCCACGATGCGAAGCTGATTGAGTGGATCGCTCTTGTCGGCTTCCTTGAGGTAGACGAACTTCACGTCGTCGAGAGTAACCTGCCCGTAGGCGCCGCGGCCGAACACGTAGCTCGGATACACAGTGACACCCGTCGCCGGGGCTGCCGGCGGCACTTGGTTCAGACCAACGCCGGTGATCGTGACGGTCTGACCGCCCGCCATCTGGGTCGCTTGACCGACGAGCGGGCCGGAAGTCGGCCCCGACGTTGACAAGCCGAGGTTGACTGGCGTGGCGTTGGTGCCAGTGTTAGCCACGTACACATTGAACGTGTAGCCGGCGAGCGACGGCAGAACAACGGTGATCGAGCCAGCCGGCCCGACAACAGCGATCGCAGCGGAGAGCTGGTAGATCTGGCTCTCGTACTGGTTCTGGCTGTCCTGCGCCGTCACCTGGATCTTGTAGGTACCAGTTGCCATTGCGCCAGTCGTGGCAGGAGCGCCAGCTACCAATGCAACGCCAGTCCACGTCGGCACGAGGTTCGATTCGCAGAAGCGAACCGCTGCCCACTGACCAACCTCGTGATTGTACAGCTTGTTCACATCGCTATACGACCACGCTTGGTTAATCTGGGAGTTCTCGCGCAAGTCGCCCGCAACGAACGGGTGCAGGACGCACGAGTAATGCGGCACTTTGGGGGACTTGTCCCGGCCGCGAAGCGTGTCGGCGTCGAGCTTCATGTCGGTCATCTCGTCACCCTCGAACCGAGGAGCGCCGAGATTGACCATCATGGCCACGGAGCGGTTGAGTTCGTGAACATTGAGCACATCGCCGGCAACCAGCGAGGCGCGGGCGCCGCGTGAGTTCACATAGTTGACCTGGGAACCGCCGTTGAGGTTGTTGAACGTGTTGCGTTCCAACGTCTCGGCGACCTGCAGGCCGGTAAGCTCGATAGCCTTTTTGAAGAGTGGGTGCTTGATCGTCATCTCCGCAACGTCAGTGATGGTGATCTTGTCGCCCCACTGCAGCGCAGTGGCCGTCACTTGCTGAAGCGTCAGCAGCTCGCCAACCGGAGGCACGCCTTCGGACAGCGGCGCGAACGGCAGCGGCACGCGGATATACCGCGATGCGGTGTAGGTGACGCCGCGCCCTTTGGGCAGAGTTAGCGGATCGCCAAACTGGTAGACGACAAGCTGGCGCCGCGCGAGCGGCAGAGTTTTATCGGCAATATACGCCTCAATGTCGGAGGAAAAATTGCCACTCGTGTTGACGGCCATTGCAGAGTACCCCTTCTACCGGCCGTTACGCCGGATCAGATATTGACGTTTTCCAAGCGCTTCTCAAGCGCCGTGCCATCTGATCCGCCACGCCTATTGACCTGGGTATCGGAGCGCGCGTTGCCTGGCTGCGTTCGGTTGCGCGCCACACGGAGCGCCGCCTCCTGCTTCTGCTTGCCGGACGCCACCTTGCGGTTCGCCAGCGCAGACTCGCCAATCAGAAACTTCAACGCCTGTTCGCGCGCTACGTTCTGTCCCTTGGATCGGAGATCCGTCAAGAAAGCCTCTACCTTGGGACCCCATTTGGCATATAGCGGATCAACCAACGACTTCGCATCGAAAGTCGCCCTATCGCCCGAATCCTGCATCGTGAACGCCATCGCCTGCATTTGGCGCGTAGACGTATGCTGCGCCTCCTGCATCTCGACACGCATTCGATCAATCGGATCGAGCAGTGCTAGACGCTGTTCGCGTTGTGCAGGAGTCTCTTGCGACTCAACGCGCTGAGTTTGCGTCTGCGCGAGAACCGTGTCGAGGCGCTTGTTGAGGTCGGCGATCTGCTGATCTCGAACTCGAAGCGCTTCCTGCTGGCCGGTAATCCGCCTCGACGCCCGAGAAGCGACGCGATCTACGCGCTCCCCTTCCGTCTCCCCGATGCGGTTGACTACTGCTGGGTCTACTTCCGGTTCTGCTTCCGGCTCGGCGTCAACCTCGGGCTCTACCTCTGGTTCAACTTCCGGCTCCGGTTCAGTTTCCGGGTCAGGCTCCAGCTCGTCTACATCGGGATCGGGATCGTCAGCCATTCAACGTGCTCCATCGGTGAGTTAACGGCCACCAGTCGGGGTGGTGACT